GGTTAATAAAAAGTGAGTTTGATCCTTTTGCAATTGAGAATATTGTTACTTTCTCTTTAATAATGTTTGTTTTTGTATAATCTACCTATAATGGAATGCTTATAATACTTATACTAGGATTTCTAGAATTTATGCTCCATGAATCAGTGATATATTTAGCATTAATGGCAATGGTCGTCTAATTTGGAAGTCATTCTTATATTCCTTTATCCTTTTGCCTTATGTTGTACTTCTTTAATTTTGGGAAATTTGGTTAAGCCAACTTGGTATTTAATGACCTTGCTTGGACTTTGAATCGTACCTATCATTCATTGGATGGCCCTTGTCAATATCCTAATCTTAGACTTGGGATGTTTGTTAGATTAATTAGTCTCCCAAAACCCAGCTGGTATGGAGTATACGGACATTTTATTTATAGGGGTCCCTTATATGACACTACTTATCATTATTTGGAATTTGTATCCAACTAGCTTAAGCTACCTTTCCTTTATAATGGCGTTAGATGTTATAGTGATGTAGTTCCATATCAAATATAGTTTGTTGATCGAATGAAACATCTAATTGTCACTTCATATCCTTTAGTAAGCTTTGAGAATGCTTATAAAGCGGCTAGTAGATTTAAAGAATCTTTTGCAGATAAGCGTAGTGAGTTGCATAGAATTACTTGTCTGGATGATCCTTGGGGTTAGTATATTAAAGTTATCCAAGGCTCTGTTGTTTAATCGTATTAAGAGAAGCAATGTGCTGTCTTAGATTAAATGTTGCCTATGAATTCTTTGGGAATTCAATAGAATATTATGGCAGAACATCCATTACTCCGATGGAAGGTTAGAGGTGAATTGTTATTGATTACATTTTTAGGAATAACATTATTAACTTATCAAATCGAGAACCTGTTTTTAAAAGACCTCTGCGTCATTGTTTTTATTTGGATATTAAATTCATCTAGTGACACTAGAGCGTAAATAATCGGGCATATAAATTTTCATCATAGTGAGAACCCCGATTCTTATGACCCAAAAAGAATGAATGTTAAAGTTATTAAAAAGTTTAAATTGTTCCATCCGCTACATAAGACAGACATTTCTCACTGGTCTGGCAAGGAAATTTTAGAAATTTGGGAACCATATTGTACCTGTAATACTAAAAATATAGCTAGTAGAAAAGTTTTTGATATTTTTTAGTATGTTGACACTGTTTGTACCAGATAATATGGAGCTTGCCCCCTAAATGCTATCGCGGCCTTTATCGGTAGGACTGCCCTTACTAAGCTTGAACCTAATAGCAAAGTAGTAACTGAATTAAAAAATTTTTTTAAAAATTAAATGAGATACCCTTAACTCTTTGGGGAGGCAGTTAAATTACCTTACATAAAAAAGACACGATAAGAGTTTGTTGACCATGTTGCGGAGAAGTCGCCCGCAAAAGCTAAAGCTTATTAGGCAGCTGTTGACAAAGCTGTAGCTACCTCAATAGTCGATATTGAGTATACCAACTTCCCTAAGTAGAAGGAAACTTTTATATGTGCTAAAGATGAGCATCTTAGCAAACGTAAGAATCGTCCTATAAATATATGGAATCCATCCAACTTTATAAAGGCTGTGGGTGGACATGTTAATTACATTTTGATGTAAGCTTTAAAGCAGATTACTCCTGAATATGCATCCTATAAGACCCTTGATTAACTAGAAGAAATGTTAACTAAGGAGTATGTCAAATATTCTGACCCAGTAGTGTTTACTATCGATGGAAAATCTCATGATTCTCATCAACATTATTCGTTACTTTAAGCTATTGACTAGGCTTATATTGATTCCACTTTTGATTATATTTGGGTATATTTAGAATTGCCAGATGTATTTAAAAAAGATGTTTATAAGATATTAACCGATGTTTAAGTTAATGTAACATCCTGGCATTCCAGAAAAAGAACTAATAAGGTCAAGATCTTCTCTGCCAAAGTTAAGGGTACTGTCTTTTCTGGACATCCTACTAGAACTA